CAAGCCCACAAAATGAAAAACTCTCCTATGTTGTCTCGTATTCCTACACCAGTCATGGAAGTGATTAAATTTTGGAATGAAAAAAAGGGAATCCCCAACCACACAATGCCGAAGCCTGTGGGGAAGGGGCTTTATGAGAAACCTACAAAAACATTTCAGAATTTGGTTAAAACTGTGAAAGCTGTTCTCCGGGGGGACTTCTATTCCGGCTTTGGGATGAAAAAATACAATGAGAAGTATTCAGTGGAGCAGATAAAAAAAGCAATTAGAAGGCATGCAATTTCTGCTACTGATTCTGCCTACCTCCCCACAAACAAGGAAAAAGTGAAAAGAGTGTCTCTTGAGAGCTTCTTTTTCAACAGATGGGTAGACGAAAATTCACCATTGAAAATAAAATCCAGCTTCCTCTACTTTTTGGAGAACAAACCTGTTCTTGCCAATAATGCAGTTCCGGAAATTGTTCTCAGGAAAGACGAGGAACCGTTCTTTGAAGCTTTGAAGGCTTATTTCTCCAACACTGATTTCGAGGATCCCAAGTACAGAAAATGGGGGAAGTCTGTTGTTAGGAATGTTTCAAACCTTTCCAGGGAAAGGGAAAAGTTGAGCAACGTTTTGAGAGTTTCTATACCATATGATTGGGTAAAACTGTACTTTGAATCTCTCCGCGATGGAGAAGAGGACGGTTCTCTGAAAAACGGGGCCTCTCCAAACGCTCCTGAGAAGGTTAAAAGCTACCTGAGAAATCTGGAGCTTTGGAGCGATACTGGTTGGGTAGACCCGGTTGTTACTTACAGGTCTGTTGCAGAGGACTGGGAAACAGAAAGGGGGCGTTATTGGTGATGAAAAAAGTAGACAAAGAACACAGAAGGACGGCTTGGGGACTGTCTTTATCTCCAAAGGATAGGGAGTGTATTGAGAAGGTGAGGAAACAATACGGTTTTGTAAGCAAGTCTGAGGCTGTGAGATTTTGTATCCGAATGGCAGCAAGCGGGAGGATAGTAATGCCAGACGCTTCCCTATCGGAAGACCGTCCAGATTTGTCCAAAAAGCCGGATAAGAAAATGTCTTTAGGGTTAAGTTAAAAAAATAGTCGAAAAGTAGGGATTTTCTCGTATAATAGCTTAAGAAGCCTTTTTCGGAGGAGGAGGAGAAATGGGTCCAAGGTTGTTAAAAAGGCTGTTGAGTGCCTGTGAAGAATTAAAAATTAAAACTACAGAAGAAACGGCAGTCGAGGACTTCCTCTCTGCTTGCGAAGAGAGATTAAAGGATATACCTTGGGGAGAAGAAGGAAACCACTTCTCGGAGAGGGTTATCACGCTTTACAACCAACTTATAGATGATAACAAACCTGTTCGTAATATGAGAAAGAGGGGAAAACCAAAAGAGCCTCGAAGGTATCCCGCTTATTGCCGTCCAGACTCTGTTACCGAAGTTCTTAAAAAAGCCAAAGTTTTCCTTTTTCCTACAGAGATTGCGGAGAGGGCTGATCGTACTTACAAAGAAAGAGTAGGGAAATCTAATTTCAAGGAATCTCTTTTCTATACGAAAATTATAGTCCGAGCTTTGCGGGATTTGGGGTTGTTGGAGAAAGAAGAGGGTGGGTTTTTGTATAGGGGAAAGTAGGTGTTTTACGGTTTTGAAGGAAAATTAAAAGATGCCTCCTTTTGGGGAGAAAGACGTGGAACCTACTACTGTTTTGATTCCAAAGAGGAAAGGGATAAATGGGTTAATAATTTCCCATCAGGTAGGATACCCGTTTCTGCTTCCGACCGTGATATAAGGTGGATAAAGAAAACCAACCCAGGATATTTTTCTCTTTATAAGGTACAGGCATGAGCTATACACAACTACTCAGAGGGCTTGAAGAGCTAAAAGAAGAATGTTCCCGCCCCAACTGGGATGGACATGGAGTATTCCTATTGGGTCTTCTGCGCGTGTGCGGTTTGGTATTAGTCTAGACAATGATATAGTTATAGACTGGTGGAGCGTCAATGGTTCTTTAAAGCTTTCTGTTTCTTTGTCTGGGGACGGAACCCTTTTTCTTTATGGCAAACACAACGGTGCTGAAATCTATGGGGATAATGCCCCCTTTCAGGGGACGTTCCCAGGTTTTTTAACTGACTGGCTCCGAAGAATTTTCAGCCAGAAGAGCTAGGCATCTGCTCTGCGGCTGGGAAACGGTGTCCTGGCAACCATGGAAGCGCCAACTTCCGAACCGCCAGGAGAGCAGCAAGAACCTCTAAACAGACAGTCCTTATACTTGCTGCTCTAAAAAAATTATAGGCCGATAGCTAATCTAGCAAAGCCCAGACTCAGCCATGCTATCGGTCTATAAAAACGGTGTCCTGGCGACCGTCGGAGGAAGGTGCATCGTCCTTTCAACTGTCAGGTGGCGGAGCGGGTTGCGTGTCAACCCTCCAAACGGTAGGTGGTATGAGCACCTGCCAAGAGGCAAGCGGGATAGCTTAAAACGAGGTTGTCCCGCTTGCCAATAAAATTTCCTCTGGCTTATAGGCTCATCACCTATTTTGTCGGGAAACGTTGCTATCTGCTTGGACGTTAGCGCAGGTCGTATCTGGCCCGGATTCGGTAATGAAGGTGATTCCTTCAGGGCAATTAAAAAATCAGCAAGGAGAAAGTTATGAAAATCAAAGTGTTCAATCCTGAGCCGGAAGAGGAAAAGGTTTTGACACTTGCGCTTCAACAAGAGGGAGACAGGGTTGTCCTTATAGCTGTTGACCCTGAGACGGGAATGAGAAAAGATTATGGAAATCTTTTGTTAATTTCTGAAGAAGGGGAACTTATTTTAGGATCCAACATCTCTTGTGACCTTGGTCTTAAGCTTGACGATAGAGGACGGCTTGTGATTCATGATTCAAGGGGGTTATTGTGATTAACAAAAAAGAATTAGGTGGGGTTCGGAATGAGATTTTAACGCTTTTGTTTCAAAGAGAGGGGAATGGGGTCGTTCTTGAGGTTGTTGATCCTGAAACAGAAGCAGAAAGAGATTATGGGGGACTCTTGTTGGTTTCCAAAGAAGGGGATCTTATTCTAGGAATTTCTGAGAAGGGGGAACTTATTTTAAGCTCCAATGTTTCTTATGGTCTTGGTCTTAATCTTGACGATAAGGGAGGACTTGTAGTCCACCACCTTTAGCATAAATTTCCCTCCAGCGGTAAAAACCGGAAACGGGTCTGGAGGGTAACAGGCGGCTGGTCAAAGCATAAGGGGCTGGCCGCCTGGTTAAAAGGAGAATAAATGTCTTGGCAAGACGAAATCATAACAGAGATTGATAACATCTCTAGAGAGGAAAGCGGAAAGTTGTATTGGAACGGTCATGAAACTTTTTCAAAAAACCAAATGGCAGCTGTTTTCGCCAAGTGCTTTATTGTTCTGCTTCCTGATAGTATTAAAGCTCCAGAGGTAGACATTGATTCAGGCGATTCAGTTGACTTCTCTTGGGACTACGATAGGTATAGGGTCTTTTCTGTAAGTATTGACCATGAAGGAACAATGCACTGGGCTGGGCTTTCCAGAAAGGAAAAGGATTACGGCAAAGAATTATGGAACTGGAAAATACCGAGCATAATCCTGGACTGGATAAAAAAGGTGGGAGGCTGAGAATAAGGAAGCAAAGTAATGCCTGAATATTCGCGGGGACGCTCGTAGCGTCGAGCATCGAATCAGGAGCCAAAGTCACTAGGCACGATCCTGATAGAGTCCGTAGAGTGGCGCAAACGGAAGCCGGAATCGCGCCCGGCCCCCGCGAATAAAGTCTTTAACTGCGGGGGTTGTCCGTACCAACAAGGAGACCAACCATGGGCAAACGAGAAGTCCTTGAAATTGAACGGAGTTTAGGGGGCGGGGATGATTAAGCCTTTTTTCTTTCTCCTGATGATTATTTTTCTCCAGCTTATGTTTGCCTCGGAGGTCTCGGTTTATGGATGAAAAAATATGTCCAAAATGTAACAGTGAAGCTGTATTTTTTGAAGAAAAGGTTTTAAATGAAAGCATTGATATATATTACAAATGTTTATCATGTGGTTGCATTTTTGAAAATAACTTTAAAATTATATTAAGGGTCGTCTCCGGCACTTGTCCCTATTGCGAATCAGAACAGAAAATTGGGATAATTGCAGAGTTGGTAACGCTTCCAGTCCATGGAGAAAAAATTGAAGTTTTTGATGAATATTGCCGGTGCCAGAACTGCGGAAAGGAATTCTATCACACGAAACAAAGCCATAATGACTGCCTTGAATCAGCGTTTAAAGAGTTCTGCCGTCGGCACCCAAATGAATTTGAATACCACAATGACTGGCCGCATATAAGGCCAAAGAGGGAGAAAGACAAATGAAAGTCTCCCTTACTTTCACTTGCGGAGAAAAAACCTGCGCGATAAAGCCAGGAGAGTTCTGCCGGTTTCTAAGAACGAGAAGGTTCGGCCAACATTTTTTTTGTAATCTTTTTGAGAAGTCTTTGGTTGAGAATGATGATTGGCTCCAAAGGCTTCCTGAGTGTCTTGAGCTTTCTAGAAGTACTGGGCGTAATTTTAACTTAGACAAAAAGGTGGGAGGTAAGAGAGGTAGAAATGTTAAGCATCGTCCGCAGAGGTAGTATATTCGATTCAGAGTGTGAGACTTTAGTTTGTCCTGTAAATTGTGTGGGGATAATGGGAAAGGGGTTGGCTCTGAGTTTCAAAATGCTTTTTCCTAATATGTTTAGGTATTATAAATCTCTATGCACTTCCAATATACTAAAAGCAGGGAAGCCCGCTCCGTTTATTCGATCCGACAAACCCAACATTCTTCTTTTTCCTACTAAGAATCATTGGAAAGACCCCTCTAATTTGGAGTGGATTACTCTTGGTCTTAAAAAGCTTTCTAAACCATATCCTGAATGGCATACAGGCTTTAATATAGATTCAAAAAGGAAATCTGAGTATTTCTTCCTTAAATCAGTAGCCTTTCCTGCTTTGGGTTGTGGTTGCGGTGGTCTTTCTTGGGATGTAGTTAAACCGGTAATGCTTAATTATCTCCGTCCTGCAAAGGTAGACATAGAAATATATGCACCTTACGGGAGGTAGAAATCCTATGAAAAACAAGACTTTTAATGACCTTATCGAAAAACAGTTTCAGACTTGTCGGGAAACGCTTGAACAGAAGCGTTCTGAATACGCGCCTGATGATGACCGGCTCCAAAATTTCAGGAAGGCGGCGAACCTTCAGGGATTTAAAACCGTTGTCAAGGCCATCAAAGGAATGTCTGCTAAGCATACTGTGGCCTGGGCCGATTATATCAGTAGAATTGAAAACGGCGACACAAGTATTCCTTGGGAGGAGATAGAAGAAAAATCTAAAGACCAAATCAATTATATCCTGCTTGAAAAAGCCTCCTTGCTGGAATGGTATTTAAAAAATAAATACGAATGAAAAAGAAAGTGATTCTACTACAACTTCCCAACAAATAAGAGAATTTTTAAAGAGGGGAGAAGGAGAAAAGCAATCATGCTAGACCGTCAAACCGAGTTTATGCACCGACTAATAGCAAGATGCGAAGCCTTAGAATCTGAGAATATGAAGTTGAGAAGGATTGTTTTTGGAATGAGAAGGGACCCTGTTTTCTTGCCGGAAAAGAAAGATGAAAAAGAAAGTAATTCTATTACAACTTCTCAACAGACATGGGCATTACCCTAATGATATTCCTAAATGATAACCTGAAAGTCCTTCCTACTATTGATAAGGGAAGTATAGACATGGTTTTTGCGGACCCGCCTTATAACCTATCAAAGGGGGGGTTTACCTGCCAATCTGGAGAGGTTGTCTCTGTAAACAAGGGGAAGTGGGACCAGTTAGGTAACACTGGTTCTTTCTACTCTTTTACAAAAGAATGGATTTCCCTTTGTAGGGATATTCTAAAACCAAACGGGACTATTTGGATTTCCGGAACATACCATAGCATTTACACTTGCGGGTTTGTTCTTCAGGAGTTAGGATTTCATATTTTGAACGACATTTGCTGGTTTAAACCAAATGCTAGCCCGAATCTCTCCTGTAGGTATTTTACTGCTAGTCACGAAACTCTCATATGGGCAAGAAAGAAAGAAAAGGGAAAACACACCTTCAACTATGACAAGATGAAAAAAGGTTTCTTTCCTAACGACCCCCTAAAGAAACCAAATAAACAAATGAGGAGCGTCTGGTCTATTTCTCCTCCTTCAAAATGGGAGAAGAGGTATGGAAAGCACCCTACCCAAAAACCAGAATCTTTATTGCAGCGGATTATAATTGCGAGTACAAATGAGAGAGATTTGGTTTTAGATCCATTTATGGGTAGCGGAACAACCGGGGTAGTAGCTATAAGAGAAGGGAGGGGTTTTATAGGAATTGAAAAGGAAGAGCTTTTCTTTAACATTGCTAAGAATAGAATGGATTATGAGATTCAAGCTTTAAGGAGTAGAAGGGATGAAGGAGTATAAGAAGCCTTTTTCAATCCGAGGAGATTCCTTCTATTGTCCTCTTCCTTTTTCTTTAGACCCGTACTGGAATTGTTCCATAGATTGTGTTCATTGTTATCTTCGGAAGCTTAATTTTATTTGGGGGAAGGAGCAGAGGGCAGCTTCTATGAACGAGATTGTGAAGAAGTTGGTGAACGGTCTAGTAAATAAGAAACCCCGCTCCCCACTAGCTTTTGCTATCAAAAAGAGGAAAACAGTAAGGCTTGGTAACAAGACGGATCCCTTCCAGCCCATTGAGGAGAAGAAAAAGATTTCCAAAAAGAGTCTCCGTGTTTTAAAATCTCTTGATTTCTCTGTAGTGATTCAGACAAAGAGCACGGAGCTAATGATGAAGATTGCTCTGGACGAGGTTTTAAGCCTTGGACAGAAAGTCATAGTAATGCCCGTTATTAGCCCAGGTTTAGAAATGGACTGGGAGGTTTTTGAAAATAAAAGAAGCACCCATCCAATAGAAAGGTTAAAACATCTTAGGGAGCTTTCTAGGTTGGGGGTAAAAGTGGGAGTAAACGGGGAACCATTTATTCCTGGGTATCATACTTTTCGAGACTTTAGGAGAACCTTATCAGTTCTGAAAGAATATTCTATTCCTTCCTATAATACGTATCATCTTCACTATGAGGCTTTCAATGCTAAAAGGCTTCATAGCATAGGGGTGGACATAGAAAAGATTTGGTATTACTCTCAGCCTCATAGGTGGAGAAAGATTCTCCATGAGTTGATAAACATAGCTAGGGAGAAAGAAATCATTCTTGGTTGCCCAGATTGGGTTAACAGTGGAGACTACATTGAAAAGTCTAACACCTGTTGTGGGATAGATGTTCCTAACCCTTGTACATTCAATGTAATTACTTGGAAAAGAATGAAGATGAAAAACCCACGCTTAAAGAAGACAGATATTATTTTTCATACGTCCGATGGGGTTGGGGATTTCAAAACCGGGTGGGATATAATGTTCGACAAGAGAAGGGAGTTCTATACCGCAAAGGATTCTGGAGTCTTTTGATGGTAAGAAAGGGAACTCCAATAGAAACCTATATCCTTGAGGGAAAGGAGATTCTTGTTAAGAGGGAAGACCTTGCTGCTTTTCCTCCTTTACCCCCATTTTCTAAGGTTCGTGGATTGTTTAAGGTTCTGAAAAGGTTGAGAGGGGTTCCAGCTATAGGCTATACAGAAACCTCCATTTCTATGGCGGGAGTAGGAGTAGCTGAGGGGTGTAAAGAGTTTGGTATTCCCTGTGTTATTTACAACCCGGTTTATATGAACCCAAACAAAACCCTGATTCTTCATAGGAAAAGGTGGAAGGAAGCTGGGGCTAAGATAGTTGATATAAAGGCAGGGAGGGCTAAGGTTAATTTTTACTTGTCCCGAAGGATGTTGAGGGAAGAGTTTGGAAAAAAAGCAGTCATGCTCCCTCTTGGACTTCCTTTTGAGGATACTATAAAGGAGACCTCATGGGAGGTAAAAAGACTCCCTATCAATTATCGCTCTGTAGTAGTAAATGTAGGTTCTGGAACAATCTGTGCGGGGCTTCTAAGAGGGTTTAGAAAAACGGACATTCCTATATATGGGATAATGGGAAGGACCGGCTCTATAAAAAGGAAAAGAGACGAGATTCTTAGAAGGTCGCAGGTGATAAAAACAGGCTTGTTGAAAGAGGGGGGTTCTTTCTCTCTGATAGATCCTGGGTATGAGTACACAGAAAAAGTTTCTTTTCCTTGCCCCTTCCCTTCCTCTCCAGAATATGATATGAAAGCTTTAAGATGGCTTTTAGATAATTATGATTCTTTAGAAAAACCTGTTCTCTTTTGGAATATAGGGGGTTCAATATAATGGACTATTGGGAACTAAGATCAGAAGCAAAGAAAATTATCCCCAGAAAGAACCTTCTTTTAGAGGCTGGGAGGAAAGATCATGTTCGAGAGAAGGGTCGTAAGTCCAACTACTTCCAATTTAATTTGGAGTTGGGAAAGAAAGTATCAATAAAAAGGCTTCTAGAGAAGGATGTATACAAGTCCTTCTTAGAAATTTCTCTTAGAGCCGCCCATTGTCCTATGCCTTTAAATAGCGATGTTTGGGATGGGCTGGTTTGTTCATTCGGGTGTAGATATTGTGTAACAGGAGATACCAAAATCTCCTCTTCCAGAGGAAAAATCCCTATTAGAAATGTAAAGAAGGGGTATTTCCTCTATACTTACAATGAAGTTACTAAAAAGGTTGAGGAAAAGAGGGTCTTAAAAACGATGAAAAGAACAGACCGTCTTTATCTTCTTGTCATAGACGGGAAAAAAATAAAGATCACCGGGGAGCACCCCGTGTTTACTAAGCGTGATTGGGTAAAAGTAAGAGACCTAACAAAGGACGATGAGGTTTTAAGCTTTGAAATGAAGTTAGAATGGAAGAGAATCCAGTCCGTAGAATTATTGGATGAAGAAGATTCTGTCTATAATTTGGAGATGGAAGATAACAACAATTATTTTGCAGAGGGGTTTCTTGTTCATAACTGCTATGCTAACCTTTTTAGAGCCTCTTTATATACATCCTTTTTCGACAATGCAAGAGAAATAGGAATGAGGCATTGTGACCCGGAGTATTTCAAAAGGGAGCTTGATCTTCTATTTGAAGGGAAAGGAGAAGGAGAGCTTAGAAAAGCTATTGAGTTGAAAATCCCAATAAGGTTCGGAATAAGGTTTGAAGATTTCCTTCCAATTGAAAAGAGAAAAGGGGTTTCTCTTTCCCTTCTGAAGTATTTGAAGGAAAACCATTATCCGGTTATGATAAATACCAAGTCAGACCTAGTTGGAGATTATAAATATGTGAAAGAGCTATCGGAAAATAAGGGGAAAGCTGCTGTTCACATAACCATGATTTCCTCTAACAATTCTCTCTTGAAAAAGTTGGAGCCTTCTGCCCCCAGCTTTAACAGGAGGCTGGAAGCGGCTAAGAATCTGGTAGATGCTGGAGTAAGAGTAGTAGCCAGGATTGAGCCTTTCATGGTTTTCATAAATGATAGTAAAAGCGAAGTGGATGAGTATATAGGGAAGATGAAGGAAGTAGGAGTAAAGAACATAACATTTGATACTTACAGTTATTCGGCTTCCTCTCCAGGAATAAGGGGAAGCTTTGAGTCTGTGGGGGTGGATTTTGAGAGGATGTTTCTTCTTATGAGTGATTGCCAATGGATGGGTTCTCTTCTGTTAGGTAAATTTCAGGACTATTTTAGAAGCAACGGAATCAGTTGTTCTACTTTTGATTTTGGAAATGTTCCGTCGAATAGTCAAGATATTTGTTGCGAAGTGGGAGATTATTTTTCTGGTTTTAGCTATGGAAACGTGGTTTCCGCCATCCGTTTTATACAAAGGGAAGGAAAGGCGGGATGGTCCGATTTTGAGTCCTTTGTAGAGAGAAAGGGAGGCTTCCTATCAGAGAGGTTGAGAGAAGATGTAAAGAAGGCTTGGAATATGGATGGGAACAAAGCTTACTTACCTTCTTGGGCTCCTGGGATTCTCCCTGCTGGTATGGAAGAGTCTGGAAATAGGGTCTGGAAATGGGAGAAAGAGAAGGATTTCAGAGAGGATTTGTTTTTAGGGATAAGGGCTAAATAAATTTCCAAGTGGTTGGGGTTCCTGTATGTCCATCACTTGTTGTGGTAAAAAGCGTCTACGGCCCTGCGCTCACAACAATGGGTTCTAGTGACCCCGTAAAAATGGCTAGAACCCAATCTCCGGGGATAGATGTGGAAGGAACCACGCCTCTAGGCAACTAGAAAAAAGGGCCGTATTCCAAAAAATAGGAGGAGAAAATGAAGGTTTCCTTGGGAGAAAAAAAGATAGAAATGGGGGAGAAGGATGTAGCCCTTGTTGGAAGAGAAGACGGAAGTGTGGAAATTTTCCTTCCTGAATCTAAGGCTATAGGAGAGGTTCCCTTGTACTTGAAGTTCGTAGCCGGATGTGGAACGCTTTGTGTGGACCCTGATTTCGTAAAATTTGTTTGTAGACTAGTAGAGGAAAGGGTTTCTGAGTTTCAAAGAGAAAGAGAAAATATAACTCTTCACTAGGAGTAGGGAATGAAAAACAAGATTATGGAAGAAGTTTTTTCTCATGCAGTGGCTTTAGACCAGAGCGGACGCCTTAAAAATGAGATTTATTGTCATAAAAACACTGTTTATATATTGAACTACGATAGAACCGTCTTGTTGAAATTCTCTATTCCCGGAACGGGGTTCAAAAATCCGGTTGGATTCTTTGCCAATGATTATGATTCTTGTTCCTTCTATGAACAGGATGGGAATATTGTTTTCTCTCAGAAGGGGGAAGAATTTCAAAAGACGAAGACCTGCCGGGTTCCGAACCTCTCTTTCCCAAAAGTAGAGAAGATATTTGAGAGGTTTTATTCAAGTCCTACAGTTTCTTCTTTCTCTTTTCACAAAAATTCTTTAGCTCTTCTCAAGGAAGGGTTAAGCCATATAGAAATATCTTCTAGGAATAAGAAACTTGTTCTGATTCAGAGGGACTTATATTCTGGGACTGTAATAGAATTGAGTAGAAAGAAGGGCGGTTTTAATCTTGGTGCTGAAAGAGACTCTATAAAAAAGGATTTTTCCCCCGTGGGAATAAGGACCAATGACTTTTTTGGTCTCTTTTCTTTCTGTAAAAAAATCTCCGTCTCTATTCCAAAGATAAAGGGGGTTTTTAAGATAGAGGGGGATTTTTACGGTATGAAGGGAATTGTAAGCATGTGTGAGTACGATGAATTATACTCGACAGGAGGAAAGAAAAATGGGAGGAAAAAGCAGAAAAGGGGGGACTCCTAGTCTTTCCCTTATACGAAGGATTAAGAGGGGGAAGTGTACGTCGAAAAAGAAGGAAAAAATAAAGGGAGTAAAAATAAGCTTTGGGCTGGTAGAAAAAAATGAAGTACATGAAGATTCTGGAGAAGAATAACATATCCCCAAACTTCTGGTGTTCCGAAGAATATATAGAAAAAGCGGAACTGAAAGAGGAAGAGATGGGGGGTTTTGTATGGATGTACGATGAGGAAGACCCTATGGTAGCCGTTCTCCCTCCAATATCGGATGTTCCTTCATTAGGGGTACTACCTATTATTTTGGAGAAGTCTTGGTCCGACGTTCCGGAGGTTCCGGGGTATAAAGGGACTAAACGGGTCTTTCTTGATTACGAATTTATTTATGATCCAAAAAGATTCCTTGAGATGGACGGGGGTAGGTGGGCTACCTTTAGAAAAAATATCAGGAAATTTCCATCTCGATATAAGAATCCTTTGGTATATATACCAGAAAGCGAAGCTGTTGTTTGGGTAGGAAAAGAGAAGCTGTATGAGGAAGTGCAAGATACTGTATTGAGTTGGTTGTCTAGAAAGGAAAGGGAAATCCAGGACTCCGATGTCTTTCTAAAGTATATAAAAGAGGGGGAAAGAAAGTGGTTTTTATTGGATGAAAAAAGAAGAATTGTTTTGGGTGTGAATATTTGGGACAGTAATTACAAATACAACAACTTCAGGTATAGTATTTGTAAGCCCCTTGACTACCTGAGTGAATATCTCCGTTACAGGTTTTACACAAGCCCCCCAATATTAGGAGAAAGATATAATTTTGGTAAGTTGGTAAACGATGGGGGGTCTTTGAATAATCCCTCCCTAGAGAGATTCAAAAGGAAACTTCAACCGGTTCAAGTAAGAGAGGTGTATACTTGGACAAGGAGTAACAAATGAAAAAGGAAGAGATCAACAGGAAAGGAATGATTGAGGCTATGAAGAACGTTCTTCCCGCAGTGGACAAAAAGGAGTTTTCTACCGGGGAGGATTCTTTTGTTTTTGATGAGGATTGGATACGCGGATACAACGGTTTTCTATCTGTGTCCTATCCTTTCTCAACTGGAATAAAAGCGGTGGTCCGAGCGGATGAGTTGTTTCGTATTTTAAATAAAATGAGGGGAGATTCTATATTCCTTTCTTCTGAGGAGGGTTCTATTCAAATAAAATCTGGGACGACCTCCTTAAAGATGAATGTAATAGAGGATGCCGCAGATATAAGGAGGAGTTTGGGGTCTCTCAAGATTAACAAGATAAAGTGGGAGGATATACCTAAAGACTTTATGGATGGAGTAAGGCTTTGTTCTTACTCTATGGGAGTTAATCCCACCATGCCGTTTCTTATGGGGCTTAGGGTTGAGGGAGATGAAATCCTCTCTAGTGATGATCTCCGGGTAAGCCTTTTCAAAACAGAAGGTAGTGTCAAGAAGGGGTTTTCCCTTCCCAGGGACAGTGTTGTATCTCTCCTCAAATTAGGAATAGAACCTATTGGTATTTTCTCTGGAAGGTCGTGGGTTCATTTCAAAACAGAAAATGGAGCCATATATAGCTCTAGGGTTCTCAAGGAAAGGTTTCCAGATGATCGGGTCAGAGAACTTCTTCCGGAAGATCCAAAGGAATTAGGAAAAGAATACACCTTTCCAGATGGTCTCGAAGAGTGTATTGACAGGGCGGGTATTTTCTGCCAAGAAGACGAAGATTCTGACATAGCTTATATATCCCTCTACGTAGAAGGAAAAGGGCTGGTTGTACATGGTTCTACACCTATTGGGGAAGTTTACGATGTGGTTCCTTATGATGAAATACCAATGATAGAAAAGAAGGTGCTTAAAGTAGCCCCTGAGTTTCTAAAGAGAGTATTGAGAATAACAAGGAAATTCCGTATGACGGAAACATCAATATTCTTTCAAACCAATAACTTTCAACACTTGGTATCCGCATACATAGCATCATGACAGGACCAAAAGGGTTTTTTGGACCCCCAAAAAAGAAAAAGGTTAGGAGCGTTCTTCCTGGTATAGTAGATACTGGGGACTTCTGCAATCTGTGTAAACTCCATGAGACCTGTAATTCTCCCAAAATGCCTTATACAGGAGAAGGGAGAAAAGGGGTTTTGTGGTTAGCCATGTGTCCAGGAAAGGAGGAGGATAGGAGAGGAGAACAGCTAGTAGGATCATCTGGAATCGTCTGGAGAAAAGCACTAGAGAAACTAGGGTACAACCCTAATATAGACTTTTGGAAGCAGAATGTAGTCAACTGTTTCCCGTGGAGAATAGGAGCCTCTGAACAAGTAGTAAACAGAGACCCAACTCCCCAGGAAATAAGGTACTGCCGTCCTACCTACTGGAAGACTATAAAAGAGTTGAATCCCTCTCATATCTTCCTTCTTGGGGGGACGGCAGTATCCTCCTTTTTTCTCGATAGATCCCATCCTATTACAAAAGATATGAAAATAAACCGGTTTCGAGGTCTTCATATTCCAGATCCAAAATCTAAGGCTTGGATTCATCCTATTTTCCATCCTAGTTATATAAACAGGAACGAGGATGCCTACCATGTTTTTGAGAGGGATATAAAGAATGGGCTTCAATTGATAGGAAAAGAAAAACCATCCTTTCCTAATTTTGAAAAAATGGTAGTAACCACTACAGACAAACATAACATTCTTTCTATTTTGAGGGATATTTCGGAAGGGAAATATACAAATGTAGCCATAGACTATGAAACCTCTGGATTGAAACCTCAGAAAGAAGGACATCTTATCCATTCTGTAGGATTGGGGGTAAGAGAAGACCTTTCCTTTTCCTTCCCGCTTCAGTATCCTGGGGTCTTCTGCCAAAAGGACAAAGAGGAAATAGAAAACGCTCTTGTGGCAGCGTTAATCAAAAACAAATGGGTAGCCCATAACATTCAGATGGAGGAAAGGTGGAATAGATGGATACTGGGTGTTCATTCGATTGATTGGAATTGGTGTACAATGAACGCCGCTCATATAATAGATGAGAGGCCAAACTTTTGTTCTTTAGACTTCCAAGTTTTTATAAATTGGGGGTTTGAATATGGGGGAGGGGTTTCTCCATTTAAATCTGGAGAACCTTTTAATAACATGCACAGATGTCCCCTGTCTAGTCTACTAAAGTACAATGGACTGGACAGTCTCTTTACCAAAAAGCTATATGAGAAACAGAAGAAACAAATAGGAAAAGATAAGGGAAAGGCTGGGTATTCTCTTACTCATAAAGGGATACTTGCGTTTTGCGACATGGAGTCTACCGGGTTTTGTATAAAGGAAAATTATTATGAGGATGTAGAAAAACGCCTGGAGAAAAGAGTAAAAACAATAGAAAAGAAGCTGCTGAATAGTCACGAAGGAATGTTGTTCCAAAAAGAGAAAGGAAAGAAAATAAGTCTGAACTCCCCTATTGATCTTTCCTATTTAATGTACGATATACTAAAACTTCCTGTTACAAAAAGGACTCCGAAAGGAAAGCCCAGCGTAGATGCGGAAGTTTTAGAGAAAACAGAAAACAGTTTTTTCAAGCTTCTTGTTAAGATGAGGAAGATAGAGAAAATTAGGGGGACATATCTTCAGCAATTTAAAAGGGAGACAGAAGAAGGGAAAATATACCCCAACCTAAACTTACATTTGACAAGAACCTATCGAAGCTCTTCTGATAGCCCTAATTGGCAGAATCTTCCCAAACACGATAAGAGGGCTATGAGAATTATGAGGGACGGAATAATCCCCTCTCCTGGGAATATACTTGTAGCCCCAGACTATGGTTCTATGGAAGTACGAATCATAGCTATACGTTTTAATGATCCCATTCTTCAGGATGAGATGACCCATGAGAAAGATCCCCATGGAATGTGGGCCAAGTACTTAGGATTGGATAAACAAAGGGAAACGTTTAAAGACGCTCGATACGATGCCAAGAACGCTTTTGTTTTTGCTTTGTTTTATGGTTCGTACTATGGGAATATTCATAAGGATTTAGTTTCAAGAGGATATAGAATAGATGAAGGGGTTGTAAAATCTTGCGAGAAGTTGTTTTGGGATAAGTATAAAGTTCTAAAAAGGAACCAAGAAAAACTTCTCCGAAGCTACCAAAAGACGGGGTTCGTTTCTATGCCTTGGGGACATAAAAGAAGGGGATTTCTATCCAGAAACCAAGTGATAAATACGTACATACAGGGTCCAGCCTTTCATTGTCTTCTCTGGTCCTTAGCAAGAGTAAATAGAATAAGGAAAGAAGAACAATGGGAAACAAAAATACCAGGCCAAATACACGATGAGATATTGTTTGATTTATATCCTCCAGAGTTGGAACACGTGATGAAAACGACGACCAGAATAATGACAGAAGATATAAGGAAGGAAAACCCCTGGATCACTATTCCTTTGAAAGCGGAATGGAGTAAAACCGAAATAGACGGAAGTTGGGCTACAATAAAGGATATAGAGAATGTCTAGGCTTCTATTTACTCATGAGATAATAAATAAGGTAAAATCTGGAGAGTATGAGAAGGTAAGAAAGACCCCAAATGACATAGTCTTTTGTAGAATTTGTGAAGAAAAAATAACCGACTTTAATATGCTAAAAATTTTATCTTCTCCTCCTGTAAAAAACGTCTATGTTTGTGAGTCTTGCGGAATAAAAATAAAAATGTCTTAGTCGGAAAAAGCTATTTTTCTCGTATAATAAGGTAGGAGGAAAAATTAAAAATGCCGCTTCATATTGATTATAGGCCGAGAGATTTGGACGAGTTTTTCGGGGGCGATTCTATAAAGAACGGAATAAATTCTGTTTTGAATAGGGAAGATCGTCCTCATGCTTTTCTTTTTTCTGGTATGCATGGGTGTGGAAAGACCACGCTTGGAAGAATAGTAAAGAAGATGTTGGGATGCTCCGATTTCGACTTTTTAGAGATAAACGGGGCGGAAGCAAGCGGAATAGATACCATCCGGAGGCTTAAAAACCTTTCCCGATTTTCTCCAATGAAGGGTCCAGTCAAGGTTTTTCTTATCGATGAAGCCCATATGTGTACGGGCCAAGCCAAAGACGCTCTTCTTAAAGAATTGGAGGAACCCCCAGACCATGTTTTTTATATCCTCTGTACAAACCAACCAGAAAAACTTCTTCCTACTATAAAGAGTAGGTGTACCGAGTTTAGAGTAGGACCATTAAGTGTTGTAGATACGAAAAGGTTGTTAAATTGGATTCTGAAAGAGGAAAATATAAAGGTTCCAGATTCCGTGTTGAAGGAGATAGTAAAAGCTTCTGAGGGGATTCCTAGACAGGCAGTAAAAATACTCGACGCAGTTATCGACCTGGATGAAGAAGAAAGCGCCTTAGAGGTTATCCGTGGGTACTCTTCCTTCAGTGAGAAAGAAACAATTGATTTATGTAGAGCTATTTTTAAAGAGGGGAGTAACTGGCAGGAGGTCTCCTCTATTCTTCAGAAAATTGGAAATGAGAACCCGGAGAGGATAAGGCAATCTATCATAAATTATGGAAAGACGGTGCTGTTAAGGAGCGGAAGCACTAGTGTCGGAATAAAAATGGCAGAGTTTCTCGATACTGGATATGGAAACGGTATGGCTGGGATTGTATACGCCTGTTGGGCAGCAATTCAGGAACAAAACGTCCCCTTCTAAAGGAGAAAAATATGGATTACATAGAAGATTTGAAAATAGATAAATACAAGTTGGAGGATGAGTGTCTTACCCAGCCAATAAAGATGGCAAAATACTCCGAGAAGCTTACCCAAGCTATGTATGAGAGGGACAAGCTGAAAAGGAAACTGAAGGTAGTAAGGGCTACAGCAGAATCGGATATTCGGATGGATCCTGCAGCTTTTGGGTTGAGTAAAGTAACAGAGGCTTCTGTGTCCGCCGCAATAGAGCTTTGTAGTTCTGTTCAAAAAGCAGAGGATGACTATATTTTATCCGTTCGTACCTATAACTTATTGGCTGGAGCAGTTGAGGCTTTCCGGGATCGGAAAAGACAGCTGGAAAACGTGGTCCGTCTTTTCCTTTCCAATTACTACAGCGAGCCGGAACTCCCTCAAAGCGTAGACAAGGTTTTCGAGAAGAAGAACCAGGAAAAGCACAGGGAAATGCTCAAGTCTTCCATGAAAGACAGGGAGAAAGAAAAGTGCGAATAGTAGAATATCTCCCATTAGGGATTCTAGCCCTGATTTCTTTGTACACAATAGTAAGGCTTTTGTCAAAGGCTTTCTATAAAAGTAAGTTTGAAGAGGAAGAAAGAAGGCACATTAACGCTTTGGAAGAAATTATTAGAAAAAGAGCTAAGGAGGAAGAAGAATGTCAAGGAAAAAGTCAAGAAGGGAAAGACTCAAAGCAGGATTAGGAGCAAGGACGGAAGCCTCTTACAGTGCAAGGGAGGATTCTGGGACTTTCAAAAACATCTTTAAGGACGACCTCTCCTTCCCTATTTGGAAGCCGAAGGACGGGGGGCACTCTATTGATGTCCTTCCCTACTTTGCTGGGAAGAATGATCCCAGGGTCAAAGAAGGAGAACCCACCTACTTTCTGGATGTTTGGGTTCATGGACATATTGGTCCTACAAACGATACGGTTGTTTGTCTCCAGAGAAATCATGGGTTTGGGGGGAAGTGTCCTGTATGTGAGGAGATTGCTAAACTCCAACAAGACCCGCACTTCGACTATAAAACGAACGATAGGTATCAGGAGATAAGACCAAAGAGGAGGAGTATTTATTTTGTTCTCGTTCAGGACAGTATAGAGGAGCTGGAGAAAGGCCCCCAGATTTTTGACGGGGCTTATTCTCAGTTTGAGAAGCAGTTCTCTACTCTTGCAAAGACCCCCAAGACCGCAAGGGGTACCTCTGTTGGTGGTTTCGTGGCCTTCTCCTCCCCTGACAAAGATGAGGGAGTAACCATCTACTTCGAGAGAGAGAACAAGGGTTTCGATGTGTCTGGATACAAGTTCCTTCCTCGTGAGGAAGACATCCCCGACGAGGTTCTGGACAACCTGACCCCCCTTGACGAAACCATCCATATTCCTACGTACCAGGAGTTAAGGGAAAAACTCTTTACTGGTCCTGCTTCTCCCCAGGAAGAGAATAAAAGGGAAGAAATGGAAATGGATGAACTCCCCTGGGACGACAAAGAGGAAACAAGCGACGAGAAAGAAGGCCCGTTGGATTGCCCGAATGGGGGAAGATTCGGGTACGATATTGAAAATGAAGAACTCAATTGCGACGACTGCGACCTGTATGACGAGTGCGCAGAAGAATCCTCTCGAATCATGAGAGAGAGAAAAGAGAAAAGGAGAACCGACGAAAAACGCAGAGGAAGGCGTAGGTAATGGAAGAAAAACCTATAATGAAAAGAAGGTCTCTGCCGGAGCAAATAGAGAACGAACAACCTTCCCAAGAGGAAAGAAAAACCTCTTGGGAGGTTGTTCTTTCTACTGGATCCACCCTTCTGGATCTCGCTATAAGCGGAACGAGAATAAAAGGAGGGGGTATTCCCGGAGGGATTTTAGTAGAGGTTTACGGGCCTTCCGGGGCCGGGAAAACGGCTATTCTATCGGAAGTTTTAGCTTCCGCGCAGGCAAGAGGAGGGAAAATCCTATTCAACGACCCGGAGGGGAGGTTGGATAGGGAGTATAGCCAAATTTATGGGATGGATATAGACGAAGAGAACTATAAAAGGCCCGATACTGTTATCCAGGCTTTCAATTTTATAAATCAATTTGTGAGCGATAACCACAGGGATCCAGGAGACCCCATCAATGTGGTAGGAACAGATTCTCTTGCTGCTCTCTCAACGGAAATGGAAATGACAGAGAGCCGGGATAAAATGGGCATGAAGAGGGCTAAGGACTTCTCTCAAGAGACAAGGAGGTCTGCCCGGCTTATTTCCAATTCTGGTAATCTTGTCATCTGTTCAAACCAGGTAAGAGAAGGGCAGATGTCTCAAGAAGTAACCCCTGGAGGAAAAGCAATTCCTTTTTATTCCTCTCTCCGGATTAGGGTTGGCTCTGTGAAGAAAATGGAGAGGGAAATAAAGTTAGAGAGCAAAAAGGCAATCAAGAAGGTTCTTGGTATTATGTCTTCCTGTTCAATTACTAAGTCCTCTTTGGATGATCCGTACAGAAGCGCTCCTATTTTTATTAGGTTTGGGTACGGAATTGACGATATTCAGGGGAACCTCTGGTGGTTGAAAGATATAAAGAAAGATTCCATGTTTCAAGCCCCAGATGGAAAAAAGTTTATGGGGCTAGATCAGGCCTGTTCCTATGTGGATAAGGAAGACGAGCTTGTCCGTTTATTGAGGGAAGAGGTGATAAAAACCTGGGAAGAAATAGAGAGTAGGTTCCAGGTAGACAGGAGGCCTAAGAGAAGATCATGAGTTCTAAGGGAGCAAAGGGAGCAAATTTCGAAAGGGAGATTTCCAAAAAGTTATCTCTTTGGTGGACTGGGGGAGAAAGGGATGATGTCTTCTGGAGGACTTCCCAATCTGGAGGCCGGGCTTCCGCCAGAGCAAAAATAGGTAAAAAGACGTACGGTTCATATGGAGATATTGCTGCTGTTGATCCTGTAGGCTCCCCTCTAATTGAAAAGGTGACTATTGAATTGAAGCGGGGGTACAAGAAATGGTCTATCCTGGATCTTATAGATAAACCCGAAAGGGCGGCTAAGCAAACGTTTGAAAAATTCTTAGAACAAGTAAAAAGGGATGCCAAGCTAGCAAAAACCCCCTGTTTCATGATCATCTTTAAAAGGGATAGGAGGGAGGTATGCGTTGCCGTAAGCAAGGGTCTCTATAATCTTTCCCCTTTAGAGGACAAAGAAAAGGTAATCTCCATTCAGACAGGAAAGGAGCTTGTTTATGTAATGAGTTTTAAGAGCTTTCTTAAGCACTTCCTTCCGGGGAACTTCAAAAATGAGTAAGTTTCTAATCTTTGCGGACCCCCATATCCATGAGAGGAAAGAATTTTCTTTTGTGAATTTCATGGGACTTAACTCCAGATTGTACGAGGGTCTTCTCGTTTTGGAGAACATAATTAGAATTGCGGAAGAAGAGGGTGTTCATGACATATTCTGTCTCGGAGATTTATTTGAACTCCACGATAGAATCCCAAATCATGTTCTTCAAGAAACAAGGGAAATAATAGGGAGAAGTCCGGTTCCTTTCCATCTTCTACTAGGAAATCATGATTTCTCTTTAGAAAAATATCCCACCCCACAAAATTTCTATTCTGTTCCAAACCTAGATATAATTCATAAACCGGGTGTGCGAGAGATTGGGGATGAAACAATAGGTTTTATTCCATTTCAGAGAGACTATAAGAGGTTTGAGGAATGGTGGAATAAAATGGTGGACCCTGTTTCTTCTTACCCTTCCGTATCAATGATCCTGTTCCATCAAGACGTTCCTGGAGCCTCTTACTCTTCTGGAATCAAAGTGAAAGCAGAGGGAAAATTGAAAACCAAGCCTGGGATAGTATACATAGGTGGTCATATTCATAAACCCCAGTGGATAAGGGTGGGAACAGAGAAGATTCATTACGTAGGGTCTCCATACCAAATAAACTTTGGAGAAGAGGGAGAAGAGAAAAGGGTTTTCATTTTTGAATCTCAAGGACAAAAAATTAAAGAGAGAAAAATAGAGGGCGCACCAAAGTTTTTAACCCTCGATTTTTTTGAAGAGCCTGATGAAAGGGTTAAAGGTAATTACGTCCGAATTACAGGAGAAGTTCCTTATGAGGATTGGAGGTCTTTTGATAAGAGGGAAGCCACCAAAAAAATAGAGGAGATGGGAGCAAAGTCTGTTACTTGGAATATAAAGACCAAGAGAAGAAAAAGGAAAGGAAAGGAGATAATTTCTCAACAGGACGAAAGTATCATAAAAGAATTTATAAACGGGCTGGACGTAAAGAATAAAAAATTCCTCTTAGATGTAGGGATGGAAGTTTGGAGGGAAAGTAATGAGGGTTAATCTCCAGTCCATATCTGGGAAGGGTTTTCTTTCCTTTCGGGAGCCTTTTACCTTTGATATAGAAAGTTTAGAGGGGGAAACGGTTCAAATAGACGGAAGAAATTTGGATGATAAAATATCTGAATCTAATGGTGCGGGAAAGAGCGCTTTGTTGGATTCTATTTTTTGGGGGCTTTACGGAAAGACGGGAAGAAAGGGAAAATACGCAGAGGAAATAATTTCTAAGAGAGAAAAGGAATGTGAGGTAGAAGTCCTTTTCTCTATAGGGGAAGATAGCTACTCTATCTGCAGAAAGAGAACGAAAAGCGGGCTTTCCTTAAAATTTTTAAAGAACGAAAAGGAAGAATCTAAAGGAGCTACCGTAAATACAATCCAGAACAGAATAGAGCAGGTTTTAGGTATGGATCCCACCTCTTTTTCCTGCTCTACCATGTTTGGACAGGATTTATTGAGTTTCCCCGACATGAAGCCCAGCGAGAGGTCTTCCCTACTAGTTAAAATTAGAAATCTAACCCGATATACACAGGCTTCCGTAAAAAGTGCGGAGAGAGCAAATAAGAGCGAACACCTCTTTCTCAGAGAAAAAGGAAGTTTGTCCAAGATAGAAAAAGAGATTGAGGTTCTCAAAAACCAAGATTTTTCCTCTCAGATTGCTTCCTGGGAAGAGGAACAAGAAAGATCAAGGAAGGATCTGGAGAAAATAGTTTCTTCTTTGGAAAAACGTAGGGAAAGACATCTTTCAAGGTTGGAATATCGTTTAGATGCTTATGAAGAAAAACTTTCCTCCTTCGTCTTGAGTAAGAAGAAGCTTAAAAACAAGATAACCCATATTCAGGAACTGAGGGAAAAGGTTGAGGAATTGAAGGAACTCTCTTACAAGAAAGAGAGGGAGATAAGAGACAAGGAAGAAAAACTGTTTAGAAAGTATGAGGGATTAAAGTTCGAGGCAGAAAAGCTTCTTTTGGAAAAAGAGAGGAAAGAAAAGAAAATTGAGAGCTTTCGATCCTTAGTAGGTATTTGTCCTACCTGTAAACAGAAGGTAGGAAAAGATCATTTCAACGAGGAGATAGGGGAGCTTGAAGACCAAATAGAAAGTATTGAAAAAGAATTGAATAAAATCCATTCAAAAATAGAAAAGGTTAAGTCCTCCTGGGAGAAAAGGAAAATAGAAAATTCAACACCAAATTCCAAGATAGAAAAGGAAATCAATAAATACAAGAAAGAGATACAGATGGGAGCCAATATAGAGAAGGAATATGAGAGGATAATCAGTGGGGTTTCTAAGGCGCGTATGGAAATTAAGCGTATGACAGAAGAAATAGAGAACCCTTCTATAGATAGGGAGATTCGAGCAAAGGAAGAGGAAATAGAAAGGATTAAAAAGAGGAAGAACCCCTTTCTTTCCCTCGAAGAGAAGAGAAAAAAGAATTTGGAAAGAGCGGAATCAGAGAGAGTTGAAAAAGAAAAGGAAATGGAGAGGATAAATAGAAGAACAAAAGGATTTTTGTTCTGGAAGGAGAATTTTAAAAAGATTCAGTTCCTATTGTTCAGTCGAATGGTAGATGAACTGGAAGAGAAGACCCAGGACATTTTAAATTCCTTCTCTTCTCAATTACGGGTGTTTTTTGAAACGGAAAGGAAAATGAAGACGGGAAATATAAAGGATGATTTTCATATAATTGTAGAAGACCAAGAGGGTCAAGTTTCTTATGAAATGTATAGTGGGGGGGAAAGAGGAAAGATAAAGCTGGCTATTCAACAGGCTTTGTCCGAGACTATTTTTAATCAGTGTGGAAGAGATTTTAAT